AGTTGAATTTATTGTATCAGTTGTTCTTTTACTAACTGAAATTTTATATAGATTTAATTCTTCAGCAAAATCTGTTACCTTAGTCTTTTTCTCTTTAACACATCTTTTTAATAAATCATCCCACTCATATCCTGTTCCACATTCTATAGGTTTAGTAATATCATCTATAATTCCACCATAACTTATCCAAAGGTCTCTAGCTGCAGCAATATAGTCAGGAGCTTCAGCCATTTCCTTATTCATTTCTTCTTGCTCATTTTTTAATAGCTTTATCTTTCTGCTTAATTTTGCTGCAGGTATAGCCATTTGAAACATAGCCTCCCCTCTTTCTACCGCATCCTTAATAAAATCATCACTATTAGGGTCGCTTAGAGCATTAAATTTAGCTATTTCCTCCTTCTGTTTTGTTTCTAATTTAGATATTTCTAAGGCTTTAAGTTTTAGTTGATATTGATTTGCCATATCTTTAGCTATAGCATCATTCATAACCTCTTCAGCAGCTTGTAATCTTATCTTATCTTCAAACACAGCATTAAGTTCTCTTTGAGCTTGTGAATTCTTAAGTTTACTGAAATATAATTCTTCTCCATTATCAATAGCTTCTAATTCATATCCTAATTGCTCTCCGTAAAGTCTATTTGCTTTTTTAACTAGCGAAACTGCAGTTTTCGTTGCTGTGTTATTATTTCTAATAGCATTAAATAAATCATTCATTGCTTTTTGGTCTTTCCTAAGCTTATCAGATAACCTTACTTCAGCCACTTCTGTCATTGACCCTGCTAATGTAGTCATCCATTCTGCCAACTTATTTACAGCGGGAGCAACTCTTTCTGATAAAGATAAATATAAACCTTCTAAAGCTGATTGAAACTTTTTAAATGCACCTTTAGATGTTTCTTCCATTATAGCACTCATTTCCCTACCTGCTCCTTCTGCATTGTTTAGTGCTGTAGTATATTTTTCTATTTCCTCTACATTCTTAATCATAGACTCCATAGCAATTACTTGTCTTTTATCAACAAGACTTTGCATCTCTAACTGACCGATTTGAGATTTTTTAAGTATTTTAAGAGCCTCAATCATATCCTCAGTACTACTTACCGTAAATCCTATTCTCTTTGCTAGAGCCTCTGTAGGGTTAGACATTTTTAAGAATATATTCCTTAAAGACGTACCTGCAATAGAAGCTTCAATACCTGTATCTGCTAAAGCACCCATAACCGCAGCAGTTCCCTCAATATCAACTCCAATACTTGCTGCAATAGCAGAAACCTTAGTCATAGATGTTTGCCATTTTTCAATATCTAAAGCTGAACTAGTAAATGATACAGCCATAACATCAACTACTCTTCCTGCTTCGCTTGCATCAAGACCAAAACCTCTTACTGCTGAACCTGCAACTGTTGCTGCTCTAGCTAAATCACTTCCTGTAGCCATTGATAAATCTAATGTAGCTGCCTGAACCTTAAGTATTTCATCAGCACTAAATCCTAACTTAGAAAAATTAACCTGTAATTCAGCTACTTGTTTTGCTGTAAAGAATGTTGTACGACCCAATTCCTTAGCACTTTCAGTAAGCTTCATAAATTCATCATTTGTAGCTCCTGATATTGCTCTTACTTTAGCCATTGAGAACTCAAACTCAGTAAAAGTTTTAAATGCAGTAACAAAAACACGACTAAGAACCCTAACGATTGAAATTACTGCCGTTATAGTTGCGGCTGTTTTAAGCATACTTGAACCCATAGACCTACCTGCCTTTGTAGATTTTTTCTGAGCAGATGTTTGAGCAATTAATGCTTTTCTATTTTCTCTTACCTTTACAGTAGCCTTATCAATAGCTCTTTCTTTATCTTTCCATTCTGCCTCTGATTCTTTATTTACCTTAGTAACTTTCTTTTGTTCGTCTTTAAGGTCTTTTAATGCTTTCTTTAGTTTAAGAAGGTCATTAACACCTTTAATTTTTACATCTATAATTTTTTGTTCTGCTCCTGCCATAATTTTATATTGTTGCGGTTATTGTTATTGTATCATCTATTTCTGATTCTCCTAAAATTGCATCTACTTCTAATCCTGTTGCTGCAGCTATCCTTTCAAACATACCTATCTTTCTTGCTGTATCCATTGCATTTCCTATAAATCCTTTAGGACTTGTAGTTCCTCCTGCCATTATTGAATCCTGAACTCTTTGAGCTATAGTTATTGCTATTTCATTATCAAAAGGTAACATCTTTCCTCTTGCTTGTTTATCTTTTACCCATTTTATTAACTTTGTTATTCCTACTAAAGTTCCTGCACTTACACCTTCATCTACTGCTATAGCATATCCCGCACTATTAGTTATACTCAAGTGAATAGCACTTCCAAGAATATTGAAATCTACATCAAAAGAATCGTGTAAATTACCTGAAGCTATATGGTCTTGAGCTATAAGTTCTTGCTGAAGGAGACTTTTCATTTGCTCTCCCTCAGTAAATAACACTTTAGCCATTATTTCGTATGCCATTACTCGGCTTCTATTTCAAGAGGTGGCTCAGGCTCAGGAGGAAATGGATTGATTCCATTAGCTAACAATACTTCTGCCCACTCAGACTCCTCTGTATAGTAGTCTACTTCGTTGTAAGGCGTTTCCATACATTGTGAAGGTAAGATACTTCCGTAAGCTCTTATCTGCTCTCTATCGTCATCCCAACATATAAACCAAGTTTCTACTGTTGGATAACACAATTTTGTTTCTTTTAATTCTTTCATTTTTTTTATTTATTAAACAGATTCTCCTCCATCTACTATTGTCCAACCATAACTATTAACTAAACTTTCTCTAGCAGGAATAGCTTCTGCTGTATATCGACTACCTCCAAAGTTAGTAGTAATTCCTGTAGGTGGAGAATTTAAAACCTCTTTTACTGAGATGCTGCTTAGAGTAGCAACTGTACCTCCATTGCTATTTATCGTAAACCCATCGTTCTGATTAGCGGCTGTAAAATAATTCACATAAGTTCCATTATCTGCTGCGGTTAGTATAGGTCTTGGTGGAGTGGAACTGTGTGAACGCCCAAATTTTAACTCTATTGAGCCGCTTGTAATATCTAAGTCCTCTATTACTAATTTGTAGCTTTTACCTATTTCAAAAAAACTACTAACCTGTGAGCAGGATGAATAAACTGTACCTCCTCCGCTTGTGTCGATTTGGCTACTATTTAAACTTAACCCACTTGCATTAAAAAATTGACCTCCAACTGATGATATACTCCAATCCTGCCCTACCTCTTTTACTGAGATGCTTTTTAATGTTAATGAAGTACCTGACAAAGTACTAGTATAAAATCTATTATTAGTACCTGAGCCTATAAAATAAGCAGTATGAACACCTACACTATCATCTACATAAAAATAAGCACCACCATTATAAAACCTTAAAGTCATACCTCCTACATTTTCAGTAACCTCATAAGTTACTTTATATTGTTTTCCTACAACTATAATATTACTCTGATACAGTTTAGTATTAATATCAAAAATAGCACCATTATTAAACTCTACACTACCATCAGGTACTACCCAATACTGCCCTACTTCTTTTACTGATATGCTGTTAAATACAGAACCTACACCTGATGAATATCCATTATTAATTCCTACTCTTCCCCCGCCCCAAGTGCTACTCCCTCCTACAGCATATATTATCTGTAGTCCTACTATTAATGAATAATTTCTACCTGCTACCCAAAGTGTAGTAGCTCCATCTAAACTCACTACATCTACAATTATTTTATATGAATTGCCTGCAGTTATTCCGCCTGTTGTTTGATATGCTAAACCTCCTGATGTTTTAGCTAATTGTTGAGTTTCTGTATTTATACTTGAAGAGCCACCCCAATTAGTATCTGTTACAAAGTTTGGATTAAGCATAAATTCACTACCTATCTCACTAAAATCTCCATTAAGTATCTCCTCTGCTCCTATCTCATCAAAATCTCCATTGCTTATAAGTTCAGGCTCTTGTACTGAACCTGAATCCTCCCATTGCATAAGTAATTCATCATAGTTAGCAGTTGATAGAGTTACATTTGTCATAAAACCACCCATACTACTTGTAGAGTTATCTATTATTGATGTAATATCCCATTGACTTATATTTTGGTCAAAATTATTAGCATTACGGAACATATGACCCATATCTTCAACATACTTCATCTCCCAATTATTTATGGGTTGGTTAAAATTATTGCAATAATAAAACATATATCTCGTCCTAGTAGCAGAACTTGTATCCCAATTATTTAAAGGCTGATTAAATGCGAAACATCTGAAAAACATTGTATAGAAATCAGTAACATTTCTAACGTCCCAATTATTAACAACTCCATTAAAGAAATCACAATTCCTAAATGTATTTTGTAAGTTAGTAGTTGAAATAATAGGAGCGGTAGTAGCAGTACAAGTCATATAAGTACATCCGAAAAATGAAGAATGCTCAGTTATATTAAATCCTCCCCAATTACTTATAACTCCCATCTTAAGCCTATCTCCTCCTTCATTAAACTTCCAACCTTTTACCTCTCTATAAATATTTATAGTATAAGTTCCTGCAGATGCATAGGTATGTAAAGTTTCTGCTTGATTGTAAGATGTTATGTTACTTGTAGTAGCATCTCCCCAATGAACTACCATATTTATATCTCCTGATGATATTAATGGTAATTGGAATTGGTCTGTATCTGATAATACTTTTTTTACTGATACGTTAGTAACGGTAAATTGCCAATCCCCTGCTGCAGAATTCCGTGCTACATTAATTCCTTGAGAATTGCTATTAGATTCAAAAAATATTTCTATATTTTGAGTTGCTCCTGTTAATGTTACTGCTCCATTTACTGAAGTTAACCCCCCTACATTACTAGAATTATCCTGAAATCTCATTACCTTACCTGCAGTACCACTTAACGTAGCGGTTAACTTATATTTTTCACCGGAAGTATATGTTAAACTTTGATAAATAGAAGCGTATGCCCCCCTTATAACATTTATTTCAGCAAGTCCATTAGATATTGTAGCGTTGGTTTTTGACCAATCTCCATTATCTCCTAAGCTAAAATCTGAATTATCAACCATTTCACTCCCCAAAGTACTACTATCAGTATCTACTGAAAATGTAAATGATTCATCTACAGGAAGAACACCACCACCATCTGTTATTGTCCAACCATAATCATTTACTAATTCGTTCCTAGCAGTTTCAGCGTCTCCGTAGAATTTATATTCACTATTCCCAAAGTTAGGAGTTAAGTCTGTAGGAGCAGTATTTAATATTTCTTTTACTGATACACTATTAAAAGTAATATCTACATTAGCAGTCGCTCTATAAAATTTTAAAGGAGTATTACCGGTTGGAGTAATTATCCTTGTATTTATTCCTAAAGTATTAAAAGTTTCTGTTATTCCTGCACCATCTATTTTTACACCTCCACTAACTCTCTCTGAAATATCTACAATTATTTCATATGTCTTTCCTGCTGTTAGGATATAAGTCGATGTTATTAACTCAGTAATAGGACTTGTATTTAAAAACTTTAATCTTGCCGTACTGCCATCAAATACAACATAATTATCAGTAGTTTCAGAACTTACTGTCCAACCTGTACCTAAAGGTAGTTGAGTAAAATCCCCATTAGTTACGAGTTCAGGTTCTACTACCGTAGGAGAACCTAACCATCCTGTTAATAAAGAATCATAGTTAGAAGTCCCAAGTGTTGCTCCTAACATTACGTCATTCATATTTGTTACTGATTCAATATTCCAATTACCTAAGTCTTGGTTGAAGTTAGTAGCGTAAGCAAACATACCCTCAATTCTAACAAAAGAACTAGTATCCCAAAAACTTAATGGTTGGTTAAAGTCATAAGCTTGATAAAACATATTGAGCGTAAGAGTAACAGAACTTACATCCCAATTATTTAAAGATTGATTGAATTCATAAGCTCTAAAAAACATATAACTCATCTCAGTAGCAGAACTTACATCCCAATTATTTAATGGCTGATTGAATTTATGGGCTGCATAAAAAACACCAAACATACTTTGTGCAGAACTTAAATTCCAATTATTTAAAGGTTGATTGAAATTATCACAATTAGCAAACATATAATTCATATATATAACAGAACTTGTATTCCAATTATTTATGGGTTGATTGAAGTTATTGCACCCTAAGAATACTTGTTGCATATCTACAACTCCACGAGTATTCCAATTATTAACAACTCCATTAAATAATAAACAATTTCTAAAGGTCTGATACAGATTTGTAGTTCCTATAATTAGAGAGTCAGTAGCAGTAGCAGTCATATTAGAACAGCCTTTAAACGTTTGAGTATCAGTTATAGTAAACTGTCCCCAATTACTTATATCATTTATTTTAAGTTTATCTCCTGAATCAGAAAACCTCCAACCCCTAACCTCATTAGTAATCTTTATAGTATAAACTCCTGATGCAGCATAAGTGTGAAGAGTTTCAGCTTGATTATAAGTTGTTATAACATCTGAAGTTCCATCTCCCCAATCTACATTCATACTAATAGCTCCATTTGAAACTAAAGGTAATTGGAATTGGTTTGTGTCTGATATTACCTCTTCTTCACTCCCTAATGTCTGACTATTAGTATCTACCTCAAAAGTAAACTTTATATTTGAGTCTTTTTCAGCATTACTAGGTCTTCCATCTACATATCCAAGTCTTTCATTTGGATAGTTATGGATAGTTTGATTATTAACATAAGAACCTAAAGCTGAAGTATCTTCTATATCTGATGACCTCAGCAGTTCCACAAGATTACCATACTCATCACTAACAAGAGTTTTAGAATATAATGAGTCTTCTTCTGTTGTTACTTCTTTTATTGATATGCCTGTAACACTTCCAACTGTACCTGAAGCATTAGGTCTCACTCTTACTCTATCAGTATTTGTAGCTGTAATTATTTGAGAATAAATACCTGTAGTGTATCTATTATCCCCTACAACACCACCAAAAGTCATAACAAAATTACCTGAATATATAGATAATACTTGAAAACTTAAAACATAAGACTTTCCTATTTCAGCAATAGTAGTTCCTTGATTTAGGTCATCATTTGAAGTCCCATCACAACTGAAAAATCCTGCTATTGTTTTATCCCAATTTGAATTAGCGTTCCAATCAGTTCCTGCAACAGCATTACTTCCATTCTCTATTTCTTCAGCACCTTCAGGATTAGTATCGTAATAAACATTACCCTTTGAAAGACTTACAATTCCTGTATCACTAGTAGACATAGAAGAACTGTTAATTGGATTCCAATTTTGTTCAGACGCACTATTCCTTCTAGGTATATTTTGGTGTGATTTAGTTTTATTATATGTTCTCATATTTATTTTAAGTGTAATCTATAATATCAGTATTCTGATATACAGGATAATGTCCAACTTCTAACCATTGTATTAATTCAACTTTTGTTGATTCATTGTTAGCAGGACTAAATTCTGAAATTTTATTTACTCTCCACCAAGATTCATCAAGATAAACTAATTCTCTTAGGTCTAAATTTAATATATCGCTAATTTTTAAATTAATATAAACAGTTCTAATACGAGGAGCTTGCTTTAATTGCTCTATCATATTTTTATAATATGTTGTATATAATCCCGGCACTTCATTTACATTAAACTGACCGGGAGCTGTAAATAATTCATCATTAAAAGATAGCGATGGTCGTTGAGTAATTGAGTGTATTCTTTCTTCCCAATCTACAAATGTAGCTCTAGGGTAAACTGTTTGGTTTTGAAATGGACTTCCATTACTAAATACTCTAGACCAATATGTTTGAGTACCACTTGCATTAGCAACTAAACCATTTGGCATCGTTGTGTAATTTACAGGATTTTCCCAACAATAATAAAATATTCGAGGAACAAAAGAAGCCATTAGCTGTGCAGGTCTCCATTGGCTATTTCCTAACCCTATTCCCGCATAACAATCCTCATTCCATAAGTTAGGAATCAAGATAGGAGCTTTTATAGCAGTAGAATCATCGTGAGCATCATTGTCCCAAACCTGCGTAGATGAAGAGAATAAATTATTTATAATTTTAATCTCTCCCGACTCATAATTATCTCCTAGATTTTCATTATAATTAAATAATTTAGTTGTGTCTCCATATATGTTAGATTTAAAGTTTTGTTCCTGCTGAAAAACATCTGAGTTGTCTTCTTTATATCCTATTGTTAGTTCTCTTTTAAGTCCTATATCATAATCATCTACTATATCTTTAGATAAATCTACTTTCATATCCCAATTTGAAGAATATTCTTTTGATTTAAAGAATTTATTAAAAGGCTCTATATATACTGTTTTAGACTGAACATCAGTTGTAAAATAAAGATTAAACAACTGAGATATACTTTTTATGTAATCCGTTTGACTAACACCACAAGGAAGTATATTGTTATAATTGATATACCCTCCTAATTTTATAGATGCATCATCAAATGTAATTGACATACTAGGTCTAGTAGAACCTGCTGTTGCTGCAGAAGAATTATATCCGAATAATAAATCTACATCAGGCTCGCATCCTATTATATTTTGTGTATCAATCTTCCCTTGAAGCTCTATTGTGTCTCCAACTGATAGAACAACACTACCCGGAGGTATAGATGTATTTCCATTAGAAACTTGTCCACATAACACATAAGCATAATCTAATGGCAGCATATTTGGACTACCCCATCCCGATGATGTAGTGCCTACATAAGCAACACCCCCTGAAGCGTAAGTAACTTTAACTCTACTAGCGTAAGACCACATATCAGATGGAGCGGATGGAGTCCACCCCCATTCACAAGTCTCACTATAATTACCACAACCATTATTTCCGTTAGAATCAGGACCTAACCTTAATTTAATCCAAAATCCCATTTGAGCATTTATTGAGTATTGACCTGCTCTTTGACAAGTCCAAATTCCTGTTGCATTGTCATAAGAGTTTGAATTATCTTCAACACTAACATCTAATATGCAGGTTTCCCAACCTATATTATTGTTACCCATTCCAACATCACTACCAAATAACTGAAAACTATTATCATTCCTTTCCTGCAGACTACTAAAATGAATAGAATCATCTACAGCCGTATTTGATAAAAAAGGAAAAGTATTTAAAAGTCTACTAAAATGGTCTGTTTCAATAAAAGAAGAGTCAATAGTGTATCCTATTCCATTAAATATTCTTTTAAGCATATTTTTAACATAGTATGAAGGCTGTAAATCAGGATGTTTTGTTTCGTCAAATGTATTTACATAGTTAGCTAATCCACCTACACCAAAGTCTTTATAAGATATTAAAGGATATTGAATATCACTATTAGAAGAGTTTTTTAGCCAAGTGTTTTCTATTTCTTGGTAGTTATATAAAAACTCTTCATCAGCACCAAAAACCTCACATAGAAATTTATCTTTTAGCAAACTCATCCAACTAAAATTACCCCCATAAAGAGTACAAGAATAATACTCAGGATTTGATTTCTGTATAGAACTCTTAATTTGAATAGTTCCTTCAAAGAAAGGAAGCCCATCAACCAACACCCTACAATCTTTTACCCCAAATGTTTGCTTGTCTACTTGGTCTACAGTTGATTTCCAAACATTGTTTAATATACTGTTATTTTTTGCTGTAGCAGGAATATTAAAAGTCTGAGAATAATCTCCAAATCTACTCTCTAAATCCTTTCCATCTGAAATATTATATGATATGTTTAGAGGAAAATCTTGACTATTACTAACTTCTAATTTTCCATATAAACTTTTATCTTCATTTATAACTTGCGTTGTAGATGCAGTACTAACACTTTGATAAACAACATCTAGCTTTGATATTATAACATTTACTCCTGATTCACTAACTACAGTACAATCAATATATCTATCACTAGCAGTAAATGGAGCTACTGAATCAGTTTGATTGAATTGAATAACAGCACTATTAGTACCAATAATTAATGGATGTGTAGGATTCCAAGCAGGATTATTAGAAAATCTTATACCTCCCGCAGGAGCAGTCATTAAAGTCTGCAGTCCTGTAGTATTTTGCAATGGATACAAACTCTCTCCAATGGTAATCATATCTTCATTAAGATTAACAGCAGTTACATCTACATCTACTCTACCAAAGAGAGGAGTTGTTCCTGTTGGAGTATTTTTAACATCAGCTATACCATAAATAGTACTTATGTTATAAGGGGCATCAGGAACTTCAGTTATTTTAATTAAATTGAAGGAAATATCACTTCCTTGCACAAAATATCCCGGAGTAAACCCTTTATATTCTATACTAAAAACTTCATTACCTCCTACAGAAACAAAATCTACATACTGAGAGGCTGTATTTTGAGGGTAAAAATGAAATGCTGTAGTCGGTTGTGTTACAGGTGTCCATTCTCCTGCTCCTGCCGTTCCATATATAGGAGAGTTATCTCCTCCTAAATTATTATAAACTTGTCCATTTATAGATACTCCATTATCAAGTGCGTGTGTACCAAGCTTCCAAATACCATTTCCCAATGTATCTCCGTTGTCAAGGTCTATTTCTAATCTATATGTTACTCCTGCAGTAAGACCTTGTATTGTTTGGTATATTCCTGAGCTTGCCTGAGCACCACCACCTGTCCCGCACAAAGAATTACCTTGAAAAAGCTGACAAACTGCTGCACTTTGATTTATGTTAGGAAGAGAATTTGTTGCAGTTCCATTTACACCAAGACCTATATCAATACAAACAGTTCTAGCTCTCCTCCACTTAGCACTTCCTGATTGTTGTTGAGATATATTTCCTAGAGTCATAGCTAAACCTACAGCATCTTGCGTAGTATAAGAATTATAAGAGCTTGCAAATCCTCCACTACCTCCACTAGAACTATTAAAATCTCCATTTTCTACAAGATTTGTAGATAGAGGCACATTATTAGTTCCATAAAAAGTAATTTCTCCTCCCGTGCCTAAAGGTACAGGAGTGTCTCTATAGAATATACCGCAAAATCCTCCACTAGCCCCATAGGCAGTACCAATAGCGAAAGAACAGGGCGTCCAAATTGTACTTGAAGGAGTTCCATTTGCTCCTCCCCTATTAAAACTAATATAATTTTCAGTAAGACTACATCCTGCTTGACCTATATTTAATTGATTAACTTGACTTCCTGAGAATCCAGTATCCCAAACATTATTTGAATGAGTTGTAGTTACTCCTCCTCCTGTTGTTACTGTTTCTAACTCAGTATCTATAATTTCTATTTCAATAGACTTTGAACTCATTTAATTTCTTTGTGTATTTATTTCGTGAGATTCAGAAAATTCTATGTTCATTTGAACTAACCCTTCTTCCTCATCAACTAAAACAGAACTTGAATTAGTTATTAATACAGGCATATACCCTAATTCACTAGGTCTAGCTTCGTCTGTATTACCTAATGAACTTAAATAATCATAACCCTTAGTCTTTTGAATTACCCAAACATTTGGAGAGGTTAAAATTTCTTCTAACCAAGTAGATTCTATAGGTGTTAGTGGGTCTGTATATACCGTTAAATTTCTATTGGCATTTGTATTTAAAGCTTCTCTTGAGTGAGGATATATATTAGCTCCAATACTGCTATTAGCAACAGTACCATAAGCTTTATTAGGGAATTTTCTATCAGGACTCCTTCTTTTAATTATATCTTGGATTACCTCTACTGAAGCACTTATATTTCTTTTAGCTGTATATGTATCAATCCCTCCTAGTCTATTTACCCACATAAACTTAACTCCATTTTCATAACCTAAAACATCACTCCAATTACCCTTATCTTCTAAATCTAATTCATAATACATATGACGGCTTAATTTAACTTGTGAGCTACTTCCTGTAGTAATCGAAACAACACTAACTCTGTAGTATTTATTTGTAGCAGTTATTGGGCTAGCTACATAAGCTGAAGAATGAGACCTTATGTTAGCTCCGTTATTATGTAGGTTTATCCAATTTGGAGATATATTTTGAGCAAACTGTCTATACTGAGTGTTGTGTAAATTATTGCCTGCAGTAATTCTAGCCCTTCCTCCCATCATAAAGTCCACTAAATAAACAGTATTAGAAGAACTGAAATTTTTATTAGGGGAGTAATCTACTCGTAAAGCAAAACCATCTTTATATGCACTTCCCGTTCCTAAAGAACTTTGAAACCATTGTAAATATTCTGATTGAGAATCTAAACTAACTTTCTTAAAATACACATTTGCTGTTGAAGTCCCATCATTAGGAGAATTAGTTAAAAACCTTTTAGTTCCTGCATAATAAACAAGTTGCCTATCTTTAAGATTATGCCTGTCTGACCATTGAGGAGCAGAATTAATTACAACAAAATCACTAATCTTTCTATCTGAAGGACTATCTGTAATTTCTAATGTTCCGTCTGATTTCATTACTTCAAATCTAGCTCTAACCCTAATTCTTCTTTCTGCTCCATTAGCTGTAAGATTATACATACTAGCTGCAGTTGTATTTGGAGTTAAAGCTATATCTTCCATAACCCATTGACCGTTTAAACCCCCGTATAGATTAGGCTGAGTGCTTGCATTAGTACCTCCTTGAGGTCCTGTACTCCCATCATTCAATCCACCCCAAGTACCTATATTATTCGGTATTAAACTGTAAGATAGTAAATCTGCACAAATATCACTTATATCTATTGTAAATCGATGACCACTTAAAGTAGGCTCTTCATTAGGTCTACCATTCCAAACCTTAGGAATATCTTTTGATTTTTTTATACTACATATCTTTTTGAAATCGTTTGCTGTTGTAACACTTGAGTGAATCGCTGTTGTTCCTTCATAAATATCAAATATAACATTTACTAAGTCTCCTGCAACTCTTATCCCACCTGCACCTGTCCCTTCTTGAGATTGAGTTAGATTTGTATTTTGCCACCAAACCTGTAATGTTACAGGAGCGTTTGCACTATGAATATAAGTATCTAAGTTCCCTCCATAAACATCATACACATAACCTCCATCATTTAAAGCTAGTGTAGAATACGCTCTTGGAGATATACTAAAGAATATATTAGTGTTGTTTAAAGCTTGTGCCATTTGTTAATATATTTTATATTTATTATTTAAGTAATTTATTACTGCAGTTTGTTCTGTTAAACTTAAAGCTCTATTGTATATTATAAGCTCCTGAACATTTCCATCTAAATTACCTAAATGAGTTCCGTTTCCTATTTTAAATTTAGCAGCATTGTATGTTTGAGTGCTATCGTAACTTGCCATAGTTCCTTCTTGTATAAGAACATTATTATACTGAAGGCTTAAATTAGATATAGATGATTCTAGCTTCATAGTTGCTATATGGTACTTTGAACTATCCCCATTCCATATCCTTCTAGCGTTCCACTCCCCTGAACTCTGAGAACTATCAGCTAAATTACAATATATTCTTTCTGAAGAACTTCCTAAAGATATTTTTGCATTTCCAAACTCATAACTAAAGTAAGTGCTTTCTTCTGAATTAGGAGCAAATGCTCTAAAGTTATCAGCAGTCATACCCACCATAGTACCATCATTAGAATTTGCACTAGCATCAGGAATAGTAGGGAATGTTGCCCCATCTCCCATTCTCCACCAACCAATAAGACTTGGAGAGCTAGTTGCTAAAGTTGTTAAGTCGTTTGGATTACCTAAATTATACAGCTCAACAATTTCAGCAGTAGATAATTCTTTATCATAAATACTGCATTCATCTAAATCTCCAACATAAGGATTGGTATTCCCATTTCCTAAATCAAGAGAAGATGTAGTTGTCTGCATACCATTATAAGTACCACCTTGATGAAATGAGCTTTGAGATTCTACTCCATTTACATATATTTTCATTCCTGCAGTAGTACCACTACCATCATAAGTAGCTGTATATAAAGCCCATTCTCCTTTCTGATTGATATTCAATACCTTTGCGTTTATATACCCTCCTGCTATATTATCATAAATAAAAAAGTGTACATCTCCTGAAGAGTACACAGGTCGAAAAGAATACTCTGCCTGACCTACTTCATATTTCTCTATCCACCCCCTCCAAGGCTCTGTAGGGTCTACATTTGCCCAAACACTAAGGCTGAATGGTTGGTCGTTTCCTGCTCCATCTGTAAATGAGAAAAGCTGACCTCCTGCTCCACCTGCAGGGTTGCCACAATCAACAACATCTCCTGCTCCTTCAAAGTTTGTAGAGTATGTATTTGTAAATGGAGTAGTTACAGGCTCTGCTTGTGCAACTGTAAATATTGTAAAGTCTGTATTAATAGGACTATTAGTAACTGATTCTAATTCATCAGCAGTTCCATCAAAGTTTATTCTTGTTTTATCTGAAGCTCCATCATAAGGTATTCTTAATGGCTGTTTTGTTGCTGTAGATTGAGCAGCATTGTTATTGTTTCCTGATTGGTCTTGCCAAGCACTTATTCTTTTAGTTGGAGTGTCAAATGTAACGCCACTATCAGCCCTTAACCAAGTTGATAAATTAGGTATCTGAGTAGGGTAGTGTGTTGGTATGCTACCTAACATACATCTTGTAACTCCTCTCATTGTAAAGCTCATCTTAATTTGAATAAGCCTGTCATTTGCAACTTCTTTTACTCTTTTTATATCAATAGATTCGTCTAGGAAGTAAACCCCCACTCCTGCTCCTGTAGGATTCTTAAAGTTAATCATTACATTATTTAGCCATTCTAAAGCTAAATCCTCTAAGTTATCCCATTTTTGTTCTAGTAAAACTGATTTCTGTGATGCTGTTTGATATAAATCAAAGAAATCTATCTCAAAATCATAAGATTCCCATCCATTATATATTTCAGGTATTTGTGAGTCAGGTGGTATTATCATCATATACGGATATTGCGTATTATGATGTTGATTTACTTCAAATTCATAAGCAAAGTCCTTATCCCCGTAAGTCCATTTGCTTTTCATTGCAGCTACTATATCTGTTAGTCTTGTTATTGCCATATTATTTATTTATCTGCATATATAGCCTCTTGAACTGCTCCCTCATAATCTGACTTAGCGTTTTGCCAACTCAAGTAGGTTAATACCTTGTATAAGTTTGTATTCTTAACGCTATCTATCTCATTCATTCCTTTTATTGTAAAAATTTTCTTTCCTGCTAATTCAAATAAACTATTTAACCATCCAAAAGGTTTTATGTATTTTTTATAATAACCTTCTGAAGCTACCTTTCCTTTTATACTTCCACCGCCTCTTTTCTCTCCTCCGAATACATTTCCAAAACTTTTCCCAATATTTGACTTTGTTTGGTCAAAAAAAAACTAAACTCCATTATGATGTCCATTTTTAAGTTCTTGAATTTCTCTGTTTTCTTTGCGACTTCATCTTCATCATACTCCTCTCCTAGTCTCCTGCATAATATAGCCATTTGCTCAGGTAAAACATCATAATGACCATTAGTCATTGCTTTTTCATTCATATCTAACTGAGTAGACTCTATATAATCCCCAAAAGTATTATCTTTCATATTATCTTTAGGGAAATAATAAATTTCATCTTCAAACTCAAAGCTTTCAACTCCCTTAGGCTTATATTCTTTTTGAAATATATTTATTGCACTCAAAACATCCATAGCTTTTTTGAAATCAACTCTTTCAATATCTTCATCACTAACTTGAGCTATATACTTGAATATCTCTTTATTCATATTAATAGCATCTCTTTCTTTAAGAAATTCTAAATTAGATTCGTTCATTTCATTAGTGTAATGCTCTAAGTGTGATTCAATCTTATCCTTGACTAATTTTTCAGTAATTTTTCCTTTTTCTTTATACTTTCTAAATATTCTATAAATTCCACACCAATAACTTAACGTCATATCTTCCCAATCGGTAGGTATGTTTATTGTCTTTGTTTTATCTCCGTCAATTACATCTATAAATAACATATACTATTTTTTCATTAAATTAGTTAGTAAGTCTTCTAGTTCTCCTATAGCTTCTAGTTTATCTAGCATTTTATTTGTATCAGAAGTTATCTTTACTGTATTCTCAAATAATCTATCAATAGCCTGTTCAACATCTTCACTATTATCATTGTTTTTTATACCAATTAAGAATCCTGTTGATGCATACATCATAAGATTTGGAATCATATAGCACCACTCATTGATTTCTTGCGGACTATTAGTGTATTCCTTGAATTTATTAGAATACCTAACAACATTAGATAAAAGGTCATTAATTTCTGAAAATTTACCTGTATTGGCATTTTCAGTTGCATCAAACATAATCTCTTGAATATCTTTTATATAATCCTTGAGATAGCTTGCGTGTTTTTTATTTATGGCTTCTATTTTCATTTATTCTTAATCTTTCGCAATAATATGAAAAAAAATCCGTATAGATGCGAAGTTTTTAAAAGTGATTACTCAAAATATAACACTTTTGAGTGATTCCACATATTCTTATTGACAGCCATAACTAAACAGTCTACCATATCATCGTGTTTTGCTGCAGGAAATCTAACAAGTTGGTTTAAAAACTCCTCATTCCACTTACCTTTTACCAAACTAACTCTACCGCTTTCTAATGAAGCACTTATATCCTGTACTCTAGCCACTTTATCTTTAGATGGTGGCTTATCTTCCCTTACATTTAGACCTGTTTCTTTCTTTAATGTCTGTACGATTGACTTTCCTGAAGCTTTTGGCTCAACATATACTCTACTTCTGTTTGAGTATCCATTCTTAACAACCCATTGTTGAATAAACTTAATTAAATCGGGAAATTCCTTATATACGTTGATACAATCTACTATTTGCCATTTATTATCTCTAAATGTATATGCGAGTAATGCAGAAGGGTCATTCTTCTCATTTGCAGTATATGCCGGGTCAATCACGAAATCTACAACTGTTTTCTCGTCTACATACTTTGTGCTGTCTATTTTAAACCAATCTGCCTTAATCATTCCCGAATTGATAGGTGTTGGGGTCTGCATAAGCTGTCCTGCGTAACCATAGCTACCTAAGGCTTGTTTATAGTCATCTAATATATCTCTACTAAACCTATCAGACCAAAATAAACCATTTTCATCATAATTATCTTCAAGTGCAGCAGGTTTTAGGTCTCTTGATAGTTCTGCGGGTATACAAATATGTTTATACTTCATTCTTGACTCGTGTCCAATCAAAAATCCACTTAAATCATTTTCGTGTATCCTTTGCATAATAACAATCCGAACTCCTGTCAATGGATTATTAAGTCTTGAGTAGAATGTTGTTCTATACCATTCGTTAGCGTTCTCTCTTTCAATTTCCGATGCTGCGTGCTGAGGAGACACAGGGTCATCCACAATAAGGAAGTCCCCTCCTTGCCCCGTAACAGTTCCACCTACAGAAGTTGCTCTCCTTACTCCCATAAAGTTGTTTTCGTATCTTGCCTTTAGATTTTGGTCTTTTTTAATGTGAAATATATCTCCCCATCTGTCTTTAAACCAATCTGAGGTTATAATATCTCTACTTCTAGTTGCGTGTTCTATAGAAAGGTCTGCTGAGTAGGATGCGGTAATGAATCTAAGCTTAGGATTCATAATCCAAGTCCATACAGGGAACATAACGGTAACGAGTATTGATTTCGTACTACGGAATGGGATATTAATTACAATATCTTTTGTTTTCGGTCTATTCTCATTTATTCTATTTGCTTCTTCCTGCAGAATATCACAAAGATATTTATGATGCCAATTAGTAGAAAGAGGAATAGAAGGCTCAATGATATGCCAAGCTTTTTTAAAGAATTCATAGAAAGATAATTCGCAAAGTTTTTTTTCTAATGCCTCTTGTATAGGGTCATTAGCTTTCTCCTTCAATTTCTTTTAATTTAGCTTTAATATCATCAATAGATATATCATCATTAAAATCTATCTTGATTTTTTTAGAAGTATTGTCTGTTATCTCGTTAGAAGAGAGTTTAGGAACAGTATAATTCATTAATTTAGTAATTGCTCCAATATAAGCTTCAGGACTTTCTTCAAATAACTTATCTAATGCTATTTTGATTTTATATGAATGTCCTTCCAATGCCCAAGCCAAAGCAGACCTACTCATTTTTGTTATCTTGTTAGGCTCTCCTTTTTTTCTTCCATTAGGATTACTAAGTTTTGGTGGATTTTTTTTTGTAATTTTTTCCACCTCAATATTACTATCCATTACTTTTTTTCTGAGCATTCTTCTTTTATCTTCCTCTTCCATAGTATATATATTAAAGTTTTTTTATTGAATCAGTCAGTTTATTAATATAATCATCTAGCTCGTCATCTAACATTGATATAATCTTCTCATCATTACTTTTATCTTCAATTATTTCTTTCTCTTTATTGTATGTAAATGAAATTACCATATCTTCTTCTCCTCCTTCTATTCTAACATCTAACTTACCTTCCATATGAAGTTCTTCCATCATAGACTCTGTAAAGTTAAAATTATACTTCACTTCTGCGTACTCTTTCTTTTTATCTTCCATATTTTTTTTATTTTTTATGACTGACTACAATCTTTATAAAGTATTAAAATAATTCCTGCTCCTACTCCTGCTGTAACACCAGTAAAGTCTCCCATAATTATTTGTCCATTTAATAAATACGCACTTGTAATAACAGCACATCCTTCACTTGATATATTAGATGCAGCTAAAGTGGAAAATACTCTAGCAGGTCTTCCACTTGCATCTCCATTATAAAGCACATCTATTCTCCATACCTTATCTCCTGTTCCCGCAGTCCATTGCTCATTTGCTCCTAATACTTCTATCGTTCCACACTTACAATTTTGTTCGTATAATAAATCAGCACTATATATTGGTGCTACATTTGTTGTTATTCCTGTTGGCTCTGCCATTTTTTTTAATTTTTTTTAATTAAGACTACAAATAAAAGAAAATTATCCGAATAACCTACGAAATTATTGGAAATGAACTTATACTAGATATATTACTATAGCTATTACTATATATATTACTATAAGGGTATACTGAACCCTTAAGCAACCCTTCACTAACCCTTTAATATAAAATTGAAATCCTTTTCCATTTTGAATATATTATTAATTACCATAAACTTCTTTGATATGTCAAATAAATCCTTTACCTTTGAATTCTTATAGGATATGCTATTGCTCATATCGCAATTAACATATCTAATACCAAACTATATGTTTAAAATAACTATCGGAAGACTTACAATACAACTATTACCCCCCAAAATAACCATTAGATTATAAAATTGGATTTGAAAACTGAGCGTTTGTGTGTATATGCTCAAAGAAGGCGTAGCCCAAATTTGACGGTTTTGCCCCTCCCCCACCGATATTCAGCCCCTCTTCAGCCCCTCCCCTACTGAAAATTAAGGCTTTAACCTGCCAAAATGTCTTAAAATAATGACAAAATAAATGTAGAAAAACGTTGATTTTTGGAGGCGTGGCGTGTTTTTGTGCTTATCCTGGTCTTAATATCTAACTTTGTCAGAGTTTAGCCCGTGAACGTCTGCAGGAAGCTAGCAAATAAGCCCCAAAACATAAAGAAACTTATAAACCTTATAAACTAATTTAAGCACGTATAAACGCTTTAAACCTTCCAACCTATACCAATACAACCCCCAACACTATAAAACCCTTTAGATGTAAAAAAACCACCCGTTAAGGTGGCTTTAGTTAATTGCAAATAGTAAGTAAGATGCTTATCCATACTATTATAGATAATAGCGTGTCGTTGATGTCTTCTTTCATTTAGTGGAAGATTAAACCAACCTTTTTGTTGTTCTGTATTGCTTGCAAATCGTTTGTACTTGCGTCAATATATCCCGCCCCTGTTAGCTCCTTAATGCTCTGAAATATGCGGGCGTGTCTATCTTTGGCGATGTCAATTAGTTCGTCCTTTTTGCTGCCTTCTGAATAGATAATAATCATATTTGCAGGAATATTAATGCAACCTTTAAAAAATTGTATGCTTTTAGTATA